ACACTTAGGGATGCTTGGGACGCAAGAAAAATCGAAGCAGTTAAACTTCAACGACTTAAGGGTGGTAAACTTAAGGCACAATCAAAACGAGTTAAATGCATTAACGGGTACAAATTTACCGACTATGGTAATGTGTGGGGAATTCAATGGAGCCAAGATGAAGATTAATACAAAACGACATTACTATTCTAAACTAACTCAGATGGAACGAGTGATGCATAATATCGGTATGAGTTCAGGGTACTTAATGGATGGGCGCCGAGGGTATCGTACAGTGTATAATATCTACCACCCATTCAATATATTGTTTTTTATTGTTATGATGATCTGTTCTATGGTACTTAGTATATTCAACACAGATTTCGGTACCGTTATGGTACAAGGGGTGGTTAATCTATTCGTTAAACCACTTAAAGCTAAACAAGTAAAGGAGTTACCTGATGAGTGATATTTTCGATATATTACAGCGTAAGCAATATAAATTAAGAGTATGGGACAAAGCGTGTAATACCTTCGTCGAGGCACGAGACTTAATATTCCACAATAGCGGCGCCATATCATGCGGAGATGTATGGTGTACCGGGGATATGGTTATATGTAAGTTCTTAGGTTTGCTCGATTCTAACGGAGAGGAGATCTATGATGGGAACATTTATAAAGTTTCCGGTACAGGATTATGCATCGCTAACCATAACGCATCCACCGGATTAGAATTTATTGGTTCTGATGGTGAGTGGTTAGCGGACTTCCTCGACTGCATAGTTGAACACGAAACCATTCAGCTTGTCGGTAATATTTTCGAGGGTAAAGGTAAAATGTTAACCGACGAGGGGTTAGTATGAAGTACAGAATACCAGTACATACGAGTACTTATGCAACCAAGCATGCCGGGTATATAGAGTGCGACACATACGAAGAATACCAGCAACAGTATATTGATCGAGAGGATGAGTTCTATAACGAAGGCCATATGTCGACAAACATTAGTAACGATTTCGAGATTGGTGATGTGGAAGTTGGCGAAATGTTCACTGAAGCCGATATACAATATTATAAGGATGGGCAATGATTTATTTAGATTTCTCTGGGACCATGTTCGCATCGTTCCATGCAGACATTAAAGGGGGCGATGCGCCCAATAAGGAATATATCCGACATCTATGTATAAATACCATCAGGTCGTACAACCAACAACATAGACATGAGTTCGGTGAGATGGTAATCTGCTATGATTCTCGTTCTTGGCGAGAGATCCCGTTCCCTTTATATAAGTGGGTACGTAAACAGGGTCGTAAAGAAACATCAGATAATTTTGACTGGGATGAGATCTGGGCAATGTTTTCTGAAATTCAACAGGATATTACAGATCACTTCCCATACCGAACTATACAAGCTATGGGCGCAGAGGCTGATGATGTTATTGGTGTTCTAGCCAAGCAGTCTGATGAGCGGAGTTTAGTTGTATCGAACGATAAAGATTTCGGTGCATTAACTAAACATCCACTGATCAGTCAGTTCCGCCCGATGTCTAAGACGTTCGTAGATTTAGATGATCCAGTTCGATTTGAGTTCGATTTGATTGTTACCGGGGATAAAGATGATGGTATTCCTAGTATTAAATGTGATGATGACTTTTTACAAATGAATTATCTAGCTAAACAGAACGGAGATAAGGTTGTACGCGCATCGCCAATATCTAAGAAATTTAAAGATGAGTTATGGGCTGCATATAATGGCACCG